TTAGTGGGATCATGAACTATGATTCAATTAGAGAAATCAAGCCAAAGCTGATCCAACGTGTCGTAGATATGATCCCAATAAAAAATGAGAAAGTTGATTATAGTCAATGGATATAGATTTTATGAATAAGATTCTCTTGGGTAATTGCCAAGATGTGTTATGTGACGTGCCTGATAAAACATTTAATCTTATAGTTACGTCGCCGCCATACGCTGACGCCCGAAAGAAGCCAAAGAAGACAAAGAAGACTGCGGAGAAGACGGAAACCGTATTAGATACTGTTGGCGACTCTCCGTCACCGGAATGGAATGGGGCTATTAAACCAGATGAATATGTAAAGTGGTTCTTACCAAAGTCAAAAGAGTTTTTTAGAACGCTGGCAGACGATGGAACCTTTATTCTAAACATCAAAGAAAATGTTGTTAATGGACAAAGGCACACCTATGTAATAGACCTAATCAAAGAACTTCAATCGCAAGGTTGGTTATGGACAGAAGAGTTCGTTTGGTGTAAGAAGAATTGCACACCAGGAAAGTGGCCTAATAGATTTAGAGATGCGTGGGAACGTTTATTGCAATTCAATAAACAAAGGAAATTCTCAATGTATCAAGATGCCGTTATGGTGCCGATGGGCGATTGGGCTAAGCAGAGGTTGAAGAAGCTTGGAGAGAACGATGTTGTTAGGTTCAAGTCACAAGCTGGTTCTAAGTTCGGGAAGAACATCGCCAATTGGGTCGGTAGAGATAAAGCTTATCCTACAAATGTATTGAAACTTGCAACCGAGTGTTCAAATAAGCATCATAGTGCCACTTTTCCACAATCGCTACCGGAATGGTTTATTAAGTTATTCACCAAAGAAAACGATATTGTGCTCGACCCATTCGTTGGCTCTGGAACGACATGCCTTGCGGCCATCGAGCTAAAACGACAATATACTGGGATAGAATTAGATGAAGGGTACTATAAAGTGGCAATCGAGCGGTTAGAGTCCGCCGTAAAAAAAACTACTCGCTAGTTTTATCACCAAAAAGATATGGTTATTTTGGAATGGCAGGGCTATTATATACCGTGGAAGGAAATCCTATGGAAGTCTTGACCGGGCTTCCGAATAAACTGACCAATGTAGGTGAGGTCTCTTCTTAGCAAAAGAAAGGTTTAATCATGGCTTATAGCGAACGTTTTGTTATGTCCATTCTTGTTAATGGACGGTCTCAACCGGAATCCCCAGACGGATCGATTACCATCCCTTTCGGGTGTGAATATATCATCCGTTTCAAAAATCAACATCGTGACCGTCGTGCGGTGGTGAAGTTATTCATTGACGGAACCGAAATGAGCAAAGGGGGTTATGTTGTTCCCCCACGAAGTTTTAAGGACATTGAACGTAACTCTTACTCGCCAAAGAGATTTAAGTTTGTCGCTCCTGATTCTCGTGAGTCCGAGGCGGCTGGTAAGGATACCATAAACACAGAAGGCTTCAATGGTGTGATCGAAGCCCGCTTCTACCTGGAGAAAGAACAGCCCAAGGTGGAAGAGGTGCATCACCACCATCACCACCACCATGACCACTATCCATACGTTCCACCACGCCCGTATCCTTGGTGGGCGCAAAAGCACACGCTAGGCGGGGCCACCGGCAGCAGCATCGGTGACTACGACATGGAGACGCACGCCAAGAGCATTAACACGCTCGACAGCAGCCCGACTGTAACATGCAGCGTGAATGCCGCTGGTGCGGCCCCAACTCCGCCCCCGGCCCCGGCTTCAATGGGATTCGCTAGTGCTGATATGGCATCAGCGGCTCCCGCCCCCGCACCATTAGGCGAGGATATCGCTTGCTTCAAGCGGATCAGCATCCCGCTTGAACGCCGGAGCATGAAGAGGGAAACTGTTGCTGGCGTGACCGTCGAAGGCGGTTATTCCAGCCAGACGTTCCGGGCTGTGGCAATCGAATTGGAAGAGCAATGCACCGTTGTGAAGCTCTTGCTGAAGGGGTATCACCCCGACCCGGCCGAGCTTCCGAAGGTCGTTGAAGAGGGCGTCGTCGTCCCCGATGACGAGGTAACTCCCACCACGACCGTGACGGCCTATTGCCCCAATTGCGGCGCAGGCCGGAAGCCGCCCAAGGCGAACTTCTGCCATGTTTGTGGACACAAGTACGAATAACGCTTTGAGGGTGTCCTGAAGTAGAAAAGGCCCCGGCATTGCCGGGGCCTTTTCGTTTAATCTCACAACTTATTTGTAAAGTTGTAGTGGTTCCTTTTCGGATATGAACACGTTTGGTCCGAGATTTACTTCAAACCAACAGTCGTACAATCCGCAGGCGAACCCAGGTCCATCTTCGCTTGTGTCTAAGAAAAAGTAACCATGACAGCCGTCACGTTCTGTGACCAACTGCCGATCCACAACTAGCCGTAAATCCTGCTCCTCCGGCATACAGTCACCGCACTTTTGTTCTATGGAAACATAGAGGTCGCCACCGACTATCATATTTTCATAGTAGCGTTGCTTGTCAGTCCCTCTCGGGACGTTCGGACTGACCATAATCTCAATGTACTTCTTGCTTCCCATAACCACTCGGTTTGGCTTGAATTGGAAGCTAAAGTCATAGACAATGGGCATCGCATCAACAAACCATGCGTTCGGGTAGATCGTGAAATCCATATCCGAAACAGCGGGTTCCCCGTCAGGGTCTAATGTTAAGGTCCATTCGTCTTGATAACGGCCTTGTGTGTAAAGGGGATAAGTCAAAAGGACATCTGTATGATAGCGGCCAACATCATCACGAGTGATATTAGACGCCGCAATGGTTGTAACCAAGACACGTCCCAGAGGATTGTCATCGGTTTGATCTGTCGCATACAACTTGTAAATGGCGATCTGACTAACCGAAGCTGGGTCCGCAAAGTCACCACCATTAAAGACACAGAATCCAAGCCGGACTGTATCTCCTTCTACCGGGTTTTGACCACGTTGTTTAAGTGCCATATTACTTCTTCTTATTCAATTCCTTATGTTCCTTTTCACGCTGCTCGACGAACATCGTGATAAGGAACCTGCGTTCAATAGGACTCATGCATAGCTTGATAACATTAAATGGCTGATGATAATGATACGCTAGGAAGAATATCTCATCATACAGCCATTTGCTGTATGTTAAAGCTGCATGCTCTCTGGTTTCTCCTGCGGGAAGAAAAAATTTGATTCATACGGCAACTCCACCGGGAACTCATGCCCGCAAGAGATGCAGTTGACAGGGATTTCCGTCTTCACGCCGAACGGAGGATTATTTAGAGCATTGCGGATGTGATTAACATCTGCCACCGGCAACCGCTCCAACAGAGTTTGTACCGCATATCGGTTGTTCAATCGGACCTGTCCGTTACCGATTTCCTCAATCAACATTGAGGCCCGGAACAAGAATGAGTCGTCTGTTGAATTCGCAAACTTCGTCTTACGGTCTCGGTATGTAGATACCTCATTTTCGTCCGCTCCGGTCATTAGCCGATAGCGATATACAAAGCCGCTTCTGGGCAATGTCTTTGTAAGGCTATCAAGGGTAAAGTTTTGCGGGCAGAAATTCACAGGCAAGTTCAAGTCAATGTCGTGATCGAAGGTATGCCCACACTCTGGACACTTGATGGTGACTTCATACAAGTTGCCGTATGAAATAGCTCGCAAGTAGATCAATAGGTAAGTCCTATCGATGCTTAGCATTCTCTCTGGATTGACATGCTTTTCCTGGATGCAATTGCGGAAAATCATCTCGATACCACGGCCTTGGCGCATAAAGCGGGCGGTAGACAAAATTGTTTCCTCAGACCCAGTCATGGGCCTAATATGCAATTCACCACCGCTCGGTTGGTCGGGGTCCGTATAGAAACGACCTAACGAGGGCAGGACAATCCGCTCGTAATTTTGAGTATTGATAGACCCCAACAATGCGCTCAACGCTGGGTCGTTTGTATAAACCTGCCCTGGCTGAATTCCAAATGGCGTTGAGGCCACACTGCTTGCCTGAATGGGCTGCATCGGCGGCAATGTATCCTGTCTCGGGTCACTGAAAGCCGGGCCGGTTTGCGGTTGTCTAACGGGCCGGTCATCCTCTTCTCCCATAGAATTTACCTCCGCCAACCTCTGCTTCAGCATTTGTTGCATGACTGGCGGGATGTTACCGGTAACAGAAATTCCATCCTTCGGTCGTGGTCCCATGCTACCGTAAGCCGGGGGCGTAACTGCTTTCTCTTGCTCCGCTGGCGTATTAACACCAGCCTTACGCTGAACTGCGAGAACGTCACTTAATGAGGCCCCATTGAAGGAAGCCTCTCCAGTGGATTGTTCTGGCGGTGCTTCGCCTGTAATATCGGAAAAGCTAACTGCCTCTCGCTTACCACGTTGCTGACGGAACACTACTGGATCGTTGTCTTCTGACATACTGATTACTCCTATTTATTGAACGGCTTACTCTTTGATTAGAGTATGCAAGTTAACATTTACAATGTTGATGAAACAATCTTTCTGGACAAACAAATCCAAAAAGAACTCTCACACCTCAAGCCACTCTTCGATCAATGGTTACTAGGTACGAAAGTACCCGCATTGCGTTTCTTAGCGCAAAAATCTCGGCTGGAAATGCTAGAACAATTGGACACTGAAAGTAATCGAGCGATATTAACAAATTACTTTAACGAAAGCACCTCGGTTCAGCCGATGGATTATCGTATAGTGAAGCACTACAAGATTCCTGTGAGTGAGACCGAAAAGACGCTCAATGCGATGACTGGGGAAGTCAAAAACTTCAGTGCAGCAAGGGATGCTGAGTATGTCTATTTATCCGTTTGGAGATGAAAAATGTTCCTATTAGCAATATTGCTATTCTTTGCTGTCGCCTTGGTTGGGATGACTAGCATAATCGTCGATAGTAAGGTTATGTTGCCGCTGCGTGAATGGGTCAAAGAGAAGAAGATACCGTTCATATTTGGGCACGAACTGATTGATATGATGGAGTGCCATCAATGCGCTGGGTTCTGGGTCGGCATGACCATGTGGCCGCTCGCCTTGCCATTTCTTCCCATTGAATGGACCTTCTGGAGACTGCTCGTCCTAGTCCCAATGGGAATTCTTGTAGGTTGTGCTATTAGCATCCTAGCCCCACTCACACGAGCGTTACAAGACTGGCTGACTCTCAATATCACCATCCCGGAGAACTTGTGGAATGACCAAAAGCCGATTGACCCGCCTGGAAATTAAACATGCGATTATCAGCGATAGCCGCTTTCGGGAGCTATTCCCGGAGTTAAAAGAAGATGTTGCTAAGGTCTTGCAAAACCCATCTTGTGGTTGCAATGTCCCGATCTATGACAAGTTCTTCAAATACAAAGATCGGCTAGCACAATACTTCAGCGAGCGAGAAATTAAAGCTCCGCACGAGGAAGCCGCAGAAGCAAGCCAGAATCACTGGAATGTGATTAACTGCAAAGTGGATGAATTGGAAGATTTCCTCAACAAACTCCACAAGGTCGGACGATTGCAACTAGCAGTGGCCCGATATGAGGACCAGATAACCGTTATTGTTAACGACATAGGCATCGTTTTTTGAAAATATCATCTATGTTTTTTTGTAGGACTGGCTCGTCATTACTATATTAACAAATGACATAGGACTAATATGCATAATTACACATGTAATAACTGTGGCGTAGAATTTGAACGTCGTAACCGCAGCAAGTCCACTCTTACCTTTTGTTCAAGATCATGTTTTGCTATTTACAGAAAACAGAATAATGAGGCTATCGCAACATTCGCTTGTAAAGTTTGTGGGAAAGAGTTTCTAGCGTACAAGACACTTAGGCAAGGTGAAAATGTCTGTTGTTCTAGGCCATGTGCTGGTGCCTATAAAAAAATAAGCTATCTTGGTGACGGGAACCCTTTTTATGGTAAACACCATTCAGAAGACACCAAAGCGAAGTTAGCCGAAAATGATACGACATGGATGCAATCTGCTGAATACAAGGCAAAAGTTTCTGCCATTAGCAAAGCGAGAGGGTGCGGAGGGCTCCGGTATTATCAATCATGGGTTAATAGCTTTGGCATCGAGCGTGCAAATGAGTTAGAGCAACAAAGAAGAAAGAAGCTATCGGCGTCAGTGTCTGGCGATAAAAATACAATGTTTGGAAAACCGGCCCCAATCGGTTCCGGCAATGGGTATGGTGGATGGTATAAAAGTTGGTATTTCAGAAGCTTAAGAGAATTATCTTATATGATTGATGTTATTGAAAAAGAAGACTTAGAATGGGAGTCAGCGGAGCAAAGAAAATTAGCAATCCCGTATCATGACATCACTGGGAACCGAAGAACATATTACGCCGACTTTTTTATAAGTGATATAAAGCTAGTGGAAGTAAAGCCAGCGAAACTTATCAACACTCCCTTAAACACAGTTAAGTTTAATGCCGCTAACCAATTTTGCCACCAACGTGGTTATAACTTTATTGTTACAGATATTGAAATAATAAGCACATCTAAACTCAAAGAGTTTTACAATAACGGTACCATTCAATTCAACAAAACATCAGAACCAAAATTCTTGAAAATAACAGGAGCGTGAAATATGTCCAGACTATTTTTCTTATGCGGCCCAGCCCGCTCGGGTAAGTCCACAGTAGCAAAAAAATGGGCCAACTATGAAGTCGATGTTTGTTCGGGAGACGCTCTTGAACGAAAGGGTGGTAAGGCTCATTGGGAAAGTCCTCGGGCCATCGTCAATGCCGATACGATCCGGTTGCAATTCGGCCACCGTTTCTATGGCCCCATCGAAGAGCTTGTGCATACATTCAAGCACATGATGATTAAAGTTTTGCTCGATAGCGGGCACGACGTTCTCGTTGATGGTACTCATACCACAAAGCATTCTATTGTTAAGCTTCTTGAAATCGATTCAGATGCCGAACATGCTTTCGTCTCAACCCCGGCCGATGTTTGCAAGGAACGGGCAGTAGCCACCGATCAAACAGACCTCCTTCCCGTGATCGACCGAATGGTCAAGCAGATGGAGGACTTGCCCCCAATTGGCGAAATCCGACAAGAGATAAAGGCTAGGAAGAAATGACAGAAAACCGACTTACCTCACTTGGCGAATACGCTTTAGAGCGAATGGATAAAGGTTCCGATTACGTAACCGGACATATCGATTGGGATAGATTTTACACCTCATTGGACGAGACAATTAAATACCTTACAGAAGTTAAGGCTTTTGCGTCTTCAAAAGGCTATGATGTGTCATTGGATATAGATTGCGACACCGTTCATCTAAGCTTAGATAAGAAAAAAGTAAATGACATACATCCTTGAACCCTATGATGATGCACTAAGAGAGATTCTTAAGAGCGGTGTGCGGAAGAAGAACCGCACGGGCGTCGATGCCATTACCATCTTTGGTTTGCAACGTCGATACGACATCGAAACAAACTTTCCTCTTCTTACGAAGAGGAAAGTTTGGCCCAAGTCTATCTTTGCCGAACTTCTCTGGATGCTCTCCGGCTCTACAAACGTAAACGACCTGGAAGCCCTCGGCTCGAAAATATGGACACCTTGGCGTGATCCTGAGTTCGAGAAGAAACATGGGTATGTGGAAGGAGCATTAGGTCCGGTGTATGGATTCCAGCTACGACATTTTGGAGGGAATTACGGCAGCGGAAACATGAAGCCAATCACCTTCGATGACGGCGACGGGCCTATGACTTACAAACCATACGGCAGGGGCGGCTTTGACCAAATCAGCTTCATGATGAAGGAACTCAAAGAAAACCCGGACTCTCGCCGTATTATTTTCTCCATGTGGAACCCAAAACAGATGGACGGTATGCGACTGCCTCCCTGCCACTACACTTTTCAGTTGTTTGTCTACGATGGAAAGCTTAGCGGTCACCTAACACAACGGTCCTGCGACTTCCCTGTTGGCGGTCCAGCGAACATTCAGTTTTATAGCACACTAATCTACATGTTTGCACAACAGGCCGGATACACACCCTGGCAATTCGTACACACAACGGTAGATAGTCACATTTATACAGATCAGGTAGCGGCTGTGGAAGAATACTTGGCTCGACCAAAAGGGGATTCTCCGAAACTGAACTTGTATAAAGCAGCAGACATTTTATCATATAAACCAGAAGATTTTGAGGTCGTAGATTACAACCCACAACCCCCAATCAAGATACCGGTAGCGGTATGAAATCAACCATTATCGTCGCTTACGACAAGCATTACGGAATTGGAATTGATGGCAAGTTGCCCTGGAAGAGCCCAGAGGACTTGACTCTTTTCAAACACCGTACTATGAGCCAAGCGGTCGTCATGGGTTCAAAAACCTACGACAGCCTGCCCAAGAAAAACCAACCCCTCCCCGGTCGAACCAACATCATCCTGACCCGACACGCCCCGCCCTTTAGGCCAGAAGATTGCTTGGGTAAAAGTTTGGTATTCGTATCCTCACCTGACAATGCTTTACAAGTGGCGGCAACCCAAAATCTTCACCCCTATGTTTGCGGCGGCGAGCAAATCTATAAACTGTTCCTCAACCGGGGTCTCGTAGACGAAGTGTACGCCAGCGAGGTTATCGGGGAATTTGATTGTGATACATGGTTCCCCATCAAGTTGATCGACAAGTTCTCAGGGTGGGATCGTGAAATCCTTGGTCGATATGAGCGATTCAACTTAGTAAGGTACATTACTATCACGAAGATGCGTGAAGATTTGGACGCTGCCCGCAAGAAGATTGAGTCGTTGAGGGCGAGCCTACGCATGAAAGAAGAACGACTTGACGCTTATAAGCGTCAAGCTGCTCGAAATCATCGAGATCAAGTTGATTACCTCGAATATGATGATGACGATAGAAGATAACTCACTGTAAGAAGCTAGCGGCCTCGGGTGATGTTACTTTTGAATTGGTGAAAGTTTTCTGACTGCTTTGTAACGGTTGCAGTTTCCCGCCTACAAATTGCCCGCTTGATCGACCAACCGTTTTCAACTGGTCAATATTATCTTGTCGGTGCCGCCTAGCGGCCTCCCTCTTAGGGGAGTGGAACACTTGGTTGTATGAACTCTGATTATGTTGCGGAGCGGGTGGTGTGTTTTTAGAACAACCCGAAGATAGCCCTGCTAAGCCAACCAAGCCAGCCGTAAGAAGGTTTCTTCCCAATCCTTCTTCGATTGCTTCTGGGTGCGTTTTCTCTAACCAAGTCTTGAACGTTAAAATGCCCATGCTTTTATCTAGGTATTTGGACTATCATTTTATCACATTCCAACAGAGCATCACAACTGCCGATCATTTTCTTTGGGTAATCTCGATACTTTTGGAACTCGATAGGCCATCTATCATCCTCTTGTCGCTTGGAACCTAAAGTAATAGCGTTAAGATAGAACTGCTTGGCTTTCTCATAATTGCCAACCAAGAAATAAAACACATCCCCTAACAGACACCAATACTCGGCCATAAGTGGTTTTACCGTCAAGCACTCCAAAATGTGTTTGATGGCTTTGTTAGCATCCTTCTGAATATGACATAGGACCACAGCCGTATGGAATTTCATCGTGATTACCGATCTGGAAGCGGCATTATTCCCAAATAGATATTTTGTGCTACATGCTAAGAACTCCGACCATTCATTCTGCGCAAGGTGGTAACAAGCTTCGTAATACACTGGCTCTGACGAAGCAGGACGCCTCTCTTTCCATTTGTGAATATCCTTCAAATCCGGCAGCCAGCGACCATCCCCTAAAATCATAATAGACGACAACGTTGATTCTTCGGCGTCTAAGTGTTCAAACACAGGGTTCTTAAACTTACAATTCAGCGACCGATGCCATAGCCTAGGTTCATAAGTCACGACATTGCCATTCAAAACTGGAAAAGAAAAAACCTTTGGCGGTCCTTGTAACATCTCGACGATAGCGTTTGCGTCACTAATGATTTCCCAAGGGTGAAGGAGAAATTGCCAATCATACGCCCCCTGGTATGTCAATTGATTGCGTAAAGACGAGTAATCCTCCACCGGGCCGACGTTGTAGGCTCTGATTCCTCGTCTCATACAAAGCTCCCCCGTCCCATCTTGGCTACCTACATTAACTATCAAAAACTCTGGGCGGAGCGACTGCAAAGAGTCAATTGCTCTGCTGATCTTATCAACGTTGTTGCGGATTAGCATCTGACATGTCAGCATTTGGTAGCTCGTGAAAGAGTTCTTTCAATAAGTAAGTGAAGGCGTTTGCCTCATCTGGCAAACCAGCGGCCTTGTAGTAATCTCGAAACTCTCGATATACTTTTGGTGTATTCGGGCGATCTACTAACTTAGCAAAAATGTCAGATATACTCATTTATTATCATAGTAAAAAATACTCTTCATTGTAAATATATAACCTTCTTTCTCAATTAAGGAGATTATGGGAAATGAATACATCATTAACTCGAAGCTTGAAGAAACCATCTCCCGGTTTCAGGAAGCAAAACGGCGTAAGGACAACGAACCAGAGTATCAAGTTGAGTATGATATACTCAACGAAGAGCTAGCGTACTTCTTTTACGAGTTGTCTGAAAACATTATTAACGCCTTCAATTTTAAGTTAATCGATCATGATGACGCCTTGCAAGAAGGCGTTTTTATTGCGCTACAAAAGGTCGATAGGTTCGACCACAACTATGTTGGGAAGGACGGCAAGAAAGCAAAGGCGTTCAATTATATGACGACTTGCATCTTGAACCACTTCCGCCAGTTATATCGAGGTGCGAAGAACCAACTAGAGTTGCAGCACAAATATTATGACCATCTTATTGATCGGTTGGATTATCTACTTCGTGACTGGGGCACAAACGGACAAACCCGAGCACGATTCAATGGGGCAGGCCCCCGCAGGCAAGGTAATTTCCGATCATAATAACACCAATACTCAATAATCGTCGGCCAAATGACGATGATGTACATATAGCCACTGGAGATAATATGACTACTGACTTTGTTAAGGAAATTGAAACCAAAGAATTGATCGATAAGTTGATTGAAAAAGGGTACGGAGAAATCGTAAATGCCTTCTTACTCAATGAATCAAGATGTTATACGAAGAAGGATCGGCTCAATAAAAGCGGAGCCTGCCGAGTTCTTGACTTCAAGCCGAAGCAACTAGATGACCAATTTAAGATGATGCGGGAGTTGTTAAGTAAAGACCTTGGGGACTAGCCGTTACTCACAATATATGCTCTATCATATCGTAAAGTAACATCCATTACAACAATCTTCATTTCTGACATTTCTAAATCACCGAAGTTTACGGCTTGGGGATAGCAGTTCTCGTATTTCCATTGCTCTACGACAGCACCACAGCCATTATATAGGCATAATACTCCATCCTTCTTGAAGTTATTACCACCATTCGAGTATACCGGACTCCACTCTGTATCGCTATCTGGTTTTGGATCGTAAACCATCTTAATCCATTCAAATACAGCATTGCCGGTATTATCTATATCGTACAAGGTTAATTGAATAGGCTTCCAATCTGCCTTGATTGGATAATAAATATCTTGTACGAGATGCGAAATCTGTTGTTCTTTGAAGTCTAATTGTGGTCTAGCTGATTTGATGGGGGGTAGAGTATTAGCAACGCCGCAGACCCCATCGATTTGGAATAGCCACCGATTCTTCATCTTCGGGAAGCAAATATCCAAAAGACTACTACCGTTCCCGAAAAGGGTCAGGTCGAACCCCATATTGTCACGATCAGTGCAGCTAGCCATTTAACACCCTTGGCAAGAGCATGGACTAAATGTGCTGCCGCAACCGGCTTCGTAGGTGACCATAGAATATCTCAGAGTAACTTGAACGTCTGCAATCTCTGAACTAGACATATCCAAATCACCAAAGTCCATTGCTTGCGGCCAAGCGTCCCCTAGTGTCCATGTTTCCATAATAGTTCCGCAACCATCATACATCTTGAGATTTACAGTAGCACAATAGCCACTGCGCTTTGACGACATTTTTCTGGATGATGGTTTTGAAAAATCATAAACGGCAGTCAGCCATGCGAGTAGGTCCGCACTGCCAAATTTATTGCTATCTAAGAATGTTACAGTTAAGGGCTCCCATGTAGGCTTCCCAGGTATGTAAATCTTATCATTCAGAAAATGGACTTCTGTTTCCTCAAAAGTAACACTTGGCCGAGCGGCTACTTTGACAAAGTAGACTTGGTTTTGGTTGGTTGTCCCACAACTAGTCCCTCCACCAGCGGATAGCTCCAATGTCCAACGGAATTTGCGCTTGAAGACGGTTGATACGTCACCGATTCCAACTAGACCAACGCCCATTCCTTGTGAAGGATCAAATGCCATAAAATCTCCGATAGTAACACATTATACTATATCATCATAGTAAACCGGATGGCTTACTGATAGGGTGGTTTCTTAATATCAACGTAGCATAGCTTATGAGCAAGCGATACAGCATGGTGTATACTGATAGCCTGGGCAGAAGTGCTGGAAGTTCATTTGTGAATATCGCATCGTTAGCTCAATATCCACGGTCTCAGATGAACTGTAATCTAGGTCGCCGAAGTTAATTGCTTGCGGCCAAGCATCAAGTAGCTGCCACTGTTCGAGCAATCCACCACAGCCGTCCCACAGCTTCAGCGTAGCGACACCAGAGTAATTGATGCGCTTGCTATTCATCTTCTTGCTGGTTGGCGATGTGAAATCAAACACACTCGTCAACCACTTATACAACCCTAGGTTCCCACCATTTGCCCCACCAGACAAGGTACCAGCCACGTCCATGTAGGTCACAGTAATAGCCTCGTAAGAGACCTTACCAGGGATATAGGTCTTATCATTCAGGAAGTTGATTTCCGTCTCCTCAAATGACAGGTTTGGTCTTGCGGCCACTTTTACAAAGTAAGCCGGGACGCTGAATGGGCAG